CAGAGAGCGTGCGATGATCGGCGGATGCTGTCCAGGATATCTCGTGCCCTTGTGTCGAACTTCGCCGACGTAAACCGGATTGCGCAGCAAATTGTAAAGTGCTCCCCGCGAGAACGACTGCGCTCCTGCTCGTGAGCCATCGCGTTTGATTCGAAGCTTCGAGCGAAATCCATCGCGGTCGAGTTCTCCTTTGAGAAGCCGGACGCTGCCCAGTTCGCAGTACCGCTGAAAGATGTGTCCGACGGTTTCTGTCTCAGACCCGACCGCAACCAGTTGCCGCTCGCGCACTTCATAACCGAGTGGAACCAAGCCTCCCATCCACATTCCCTTGCGCCTGGAGGCCGCTATTTTGTCCCGGATGCGCTCGCCGGTTACCTCACGTTCGAATTGTGCAAAGGACAGCAACACGTTCAGCGTCAGGCGCCCCATCGAGGTGGTGGTGTTAAATTGCTGGGTCACGGCTACGAATGAAACCTGATGCCGGTCAAAGATGTCGACCATCTTGGCGAAATCGGATAGCGACCGGGTCAGCCGATCCAGCTTGTATACGACCACTACATCGACCAGCTTCTCTTGGATCTCTGCCAGCAGCCGTTTGAGAGCCGGACGTTCCATGGTTGCGCCCGATAGACCGCCGTCATCGTAGCGGGCCTTGCGCAACCACCATCGTTCTCCCTGCTGGCTTCGGATGAAGGCCTCGCAGGCCTCGCGCTGCGCCTGGAGCGAGTTGAACTCCTGCTCGAGACCTTCCTCCGACGATTTGCGCGTGTAGATCGCGCAGCGCAGCGTCTTGTGCCTAAGCGGCTCCACGACTCTGCTCGTTTCGCGTCTTCAGCCCGAAAAACAACGGTCCTGACCATTGAGTGCCGGTGATGGTCCGCGCGATCTGCGACAGCGAGCCATACCGCTTCGAGCGATAGAGAAAGCCGTCCTTCAGCACACTCACCTGATGCTTGCTGCCGTGCCATTCCCGGACCAGCACTGTGCCTGGCCGAGGCTGAGCTTTCTTGCCGCTTCCAGAGATCTTGCGGCCACCCTCCGCCTCTTCAGCAGCTCGCTGCAGGAGTCGCTGGGTCGATGACTTGACACCGCCAAGCGGCAAGCTCTGTTCGATTCCGCTCCTCCGCCGCGAATGCGGTCATCCTTGATTGTGCAAGCGATTGCGCGCCGACTCCAGGAGAAAGCGTCGATTCCGCAGTTCCTCGACCTTGAGCTGTTTAAGTTGATCCGGCTGCTGTTCAACCGATTGCGCTGGTCTCGTTGTCCTCGATGATTTCTTCATAGTCACCCGCTCCTTATCGGGTGACACACACATGGCTCGACTCCGGACGCACATCCAGTCCGTCGCTTCGCAAAAATATCGCCCGTGAAGCAGGTATGGTCCTGCACACTGGAGGCCGAGGAGCGAAAGCTGAAATCCTGACGCGAACAGGATCTAAGGCAATATCGGCTACTTGGCGCTGCATTCGAGGGGTTACGGAGGTTCAAATCGCCCTCTCTCCGCCAGCAAGTCCCTCTCCGTTTACATTCGTCCGGAGATGATCGAAATACGCGCCCACTGCGGCCTGATTCGCTCGGCTCGTGGCAGCGGAGAGAGCGACCAATCTTGCAAATCGCCAATTTGCCCCGATTCCTCTCTGGTCGGAAAAGATTCGGTGCCACGAGCGGGTCGCGTCCGAGTCGCGCCCGGACGTTTATCCGTTCGCTAGATCGATGGTCCTTAGTGGTTGGAAGCGAAGGGGCGCGGCTTCTCTAATCCGCAAAAAGCCGCTGCTGGCTGCCCCATTCGATCGGAACACCAGCCTGCGTCTTCAGACGCTCGGCGGAGAGGCAGACGCTTTGCCGCCCTGCACGCCGGCTTTCCACGATTGCTGGAGCGAGCACCGCGAGCGGAACCAGATGGCGCACATCGCTGTCACTGACACACTCTCGGGCTGCGATCTGCTTGGTCGACACTGCAATTCCCGCCGCCAGTTCGCCGAACCACTGATACCCGCGGGCCAATGCTCGAAGTAGCGCGGGATCTGTTCGCGGAGCTACAACCGCTTCGCCTGGGAACACCAGACGCGTTTCGACGCCACGACGCCTCATCTGCAGCGGAACAAGACGGGGCATTCGGAGGTCGGCTCAGCCGGTGGGGAACCGAGCGGATGGCAGAAGCACTCGTAAATTGAGCGTGATCTGCATTCCGTCCCGCCTTAGCTCGACTCGCTCGATGAGCGTCCCCCTATCCTCTACCGTCTCGACCCGCTGATGAGATTTGAACTTCGAATCGATTGCCCCGACCGCATCTTTGAGTTCCGCCGTAGTGAAACCAAAAGCTCTGAGCGTTGAGGCTAACGTCCCGCGATCCAAGAGCATCTGTCTAGTGCCAGCCATTACCGCCAATTCGATTCGCTCGGCAGGCAGGCGCCACCCACGTTCATCCGGCTTCGCGGTTCCCCTGACTAGACTCTTCGAAACGAAGTACCGGTAGTGCCGCTGCCCCTTTTTCGCCCAGCAGGAATACAGCGGCTCGCCGCTCTGATCGAATAGTTTGCCCATGAGAAGGCCGGGGCTTCTTCTGACCGTTCGTCCCCGAGGGTGAGCGGCTTTCTGGCTCAGCATCTCCTGAACCCGCTGCCAAGTCGCTCTTTCGACTATCACTTCGTGCTCACCCGGGTAGGTGACATTCTTGTGCCGGATCTCGCCCACGTAGACCGGATTGGCGAGCAGGTGATAGAGCGCACCGCGTCCAAATGGGAAACCGCCGTGCCGTACGTTATCTCTCGACACCCATTGCTTGGAGACAATCGCCCTGCGGCTGAGTTCCTCTCCGACCCGACGCACAGTTTTCAATTCGAGATAGAGTCGGAATATGAGACGCACTGTCTCGGCCTCGGCCTTATTCACCGTCAAGCGATGATCGCGGAGATCGTAGCCCAGCGGTGGCGTGCCTCCCATCCACATTCCCTTCTGCTTGGAAGCGGCGATCTTGTCGCGGATGCGCTCGCCGGTCACCTCGCGCTCAAACTGCGCAAACGAGAGCAGCACGTTGAGGGTCAAGCGCCCCATCGACGTGGTGGTGTTGAACTGCTGCGTGACCGCGACAAACGACACTCCATGGGCGTCAAGGATCTCCACTATCTTGGCGAAGTCAGTCAGGGAGCGGGTCAGGCGGTCTACCTTATAAACCACGACCACGTCGATGCGCTTTTCCTTGACGTGGGTGAGTAGCGCTTTCAGGGCCGGTCGCTCCGTGTTCGCGCCGGAAAATCCGCCGTCCTCGTACTCCGTTTTAACCAGGCGCCAGCCCTCGCCGGCCTGGCTCCTGACGAATGCTTCGCAGGCCTGACGCTGTGCGTGCAGCGAGTTGAAGTTCTGTTCCAGCCCTTCCTCGGAGGACTTGCGCGTGTAGATCGCACACCGCTTCGGGAGCGCCGTCACTTCGAGCCATGACTCGCCTCCCGTCGTTTCCTGCGCAAACCGAAGAATTGTGGCCCATTCCAGTGGGCGCCGGTGATTACCTTGGCGACTTCGGTGAGCGAGCGATATCGCCTTCGTTTGTACAGCACACCGCGATCGAGCACTCTGACCTCGTGTGTGACGCCCCGCCATTCACGCATTAGTACAGTGCCCGCTGGCGCCGGGGCATCCGGCACGAGCTTGAGCGGCTGTCCTGACCGCACGTCGTTGGCAATACGAATCAGCAGTCTTCGGGTGGAAGGTTTGAGCCCTCCGCGGACTTGCTCCTGGATGCGGTATGCTACGGCACGAATCAGCAGTTTGCGGCTGATGCGAAGCGGCGGCTTGGAGTTGTAGAGCGCCCGCCACTGCTGCTTTAGCTCGACGATCGAAGACAATTTCAACAAAGCGATTCGCTCCGGGATCGTCTCCGCTGGTTTAGTAAATCTCTGGTCTTCCATGTGTGCCTCGTCTCCTGGCCGGCAGACACACACATTGCTCCGGTGCGCCGCCGAAGCCAGTCCACCTTCACGCCCCATTCGCCTTCGCATCGCCTTCCATCTTTAAGCGGGTACACCAAATGAGCGCTCATCGCTCGCTTCATGCGCGCAACAGAGCAAGCATCCGACGCCAGCCGTTATGGCGGAAGGAGACTAAGGGAATGGAACGCGCGAAATTGGCAAACGGTAAAACTGAACCGAGAAACACCAAGTCCGCAAGAACGCCAATGAAGAAAACCGGGAGTAAGCCGAAAGCAGAGAAACTCGTGTGCCGCTACTGTGGAAGCGAAGATTTGGCCCCGAGCTTTATCAAGCGACGCGATTGCCGGTGTCGGAAGTGTTTCAGCAAACG